GGGCAGGCAGTTTTGCCCACCCCTTTCTACGTTAGTTAGTTAATTTATTATACTGTTCTGTAAACGATATCAGATACTTGAGCGTATTGTACGCCTGCAGTAAATCGCATAACTACTCTTACGTTTTGGCTTCCGTCAATTTCTTGCATATCTAAAACAGAAATATTGTTTAAGTCAGAAAGTAAAGAAGTTCCAAAGAATAAGTTAGATTTTTCAGCAGCGATAATTGTATCATCAGCAGCACCACGTGCAGGTACTACAGGGATACCATCAAAGAATAAGTTACCTAATACTTGGTTATTACCTTTGTTTTCATATCCGTTTGCACCAACTCCTGAAGCACCAAACCCACCTAAAGCACGTGTATAAGCACGTATTACGTTTGAAGCAGCATAGATAATTAAATCTTCACTACCATAAACAGCAGTAGGAATAGCATCTACAACATCGCCTAATTCAGAAACAACGTTTGCAGGTGTTACAGCAGTACCTACGATATCTTGACCTGCAGGTAAATCAGTATCAGCAGCTAACAAAGTTGAAAACCCATCAAATTGACCTGAAGTTGCAGTTGAACCACTCCAAATGTTTTTCTCTGTTCTATCAGCTACTTTTGCAGCAACGTGTGCTAGTACAAAATCAGAAAATGAAGCAGGTAGGTTGTCATTCAATCCAAAGCCCATTTCAGCAGCTTGCCAAGAACTATGCAAATCTTTTTTGCAAAGGTCTAGGTTTACTTGAAACTCTTCAGGTTGTAATACTTTTTCTGTTAGTGTTAAAGTACCTTGTCCTGTTTGAAAATCACAAGAAGCATCTTTTACGATATCATCAGTAGATGCTTTTTGTAATACAGATTTAAATTTAACATTAGGCATAATAGTAATTAGCCCTTTGTCTAATGTGTCTGCAGATAGTAAAGCAGCAGCAATATACTTGCCACTAAATTCGCCTGCATAAGTTGTAGTAATTGATAAACTCATTTTATTTTAGTTTTTAGTTGTTTATTTATTTAGTTTTGAAAATACTTTATCTAGTGTGCTTAATCGTCTGTTAGGAGCGATATTGAATTTAGATAAATTTTGTTTTGTTTCAGGGTTTGCCTTAATTGGCTCTGCAGCAGGCTCGTTAAGTTCTTCCTGTACTTCTTCAGGTACTTCGCTTAGTTCCACTTTTTCGTGTTTGCAAAGTTCTTCAGTAATAAGGTTGCCTAGTTCGTCTGCGCTTAAGTCCTCTTTAGGCTCTAGCATTGCTTTGATTTCTTCAATCATTTCTTTAACCTCTGCTAGTTCTTCTTTAGTAGCATAGCCCATTTCTTCTTTTTCTTCTTCTTTAGCTTCAACTTCTACTTCTTCAGTTTCTTCTTCAGCTTCTTCAGTTTTGATTTCAGAAATAAGACCCTCTTCGGCTACTACTAAAATACGTCCGTCCTCTAGTTGGTATTCTCCAACAGGTACAGCTACTTTTTCATCTTCAGTAACAATAAAAATTTCGTTACCTGCTTCAAACGCTTCTGCTTCTAAAACAGTTCCGTTTTCTAACGCTTGTTGTTCTAGCTTAACTTCTTCGCTAAGGTTTAGAACGTCTTTGATTTTACTAATCATATCGTTTGTATTCATATTAATATATAATGGTTAAAAATTAATTTTGCATTTTTAATTTGCATCTTCGCAAGTTGTACAATCATCATAAGCAATAGATGCTGTATTTATATGTATTCCCTCTGAATGATGTTCTGCTGTTACTGTATAACAAGCGTTGTGATTATTCTCTAATGTTAAGTAATATGTCTTACCTACAATAAGCTGTGTATCGTGCATATGAACGTGGCGTGTATGTCCGTTAGAACATCTCTCAATTATATACCCATACCAAACACCACTTAAATCTTCGCCTGTAATTCTACCAATCCCTTGCGCTCTTAAACTACCATTACAACACTTTATTGAATAAGTATTGTCTTTGCATAAACAGGCTCTACGTCCACCCTTTGGGCTTGTTCTACTTGTTGCAAAAAACTTTTTAAATCTTCTCATTTGATAGGTATGCAGTTAGGTACTAGTTTTCCGTTTTTCATTTTCATTCCGTACTGCTCATATCCTGCGGTGCAAGGTGCTTTAAGGTCTATTAAGTCTAACTCTTTAAGTTTGCTTAATGCCCAACGCTTACCTGCTTTACCACCCCATAATAAATAAGATATAGTACCACAAGCCTTTGTATCGCTTTCATCGTAATACTCTTCTGCTCTAGACAAATAAGAATACATACGTTTAATAGTTTCTACGCTAATAGGTTTGCCTTGTGCTAATTGTTGCGCCCTTACCTTACCAACTTGTGTAGCACATTTGTTATCTACTTTTTCGTTTAGTTCTAAACCTCTTTTAGCATTGTTCTTCACTCCGCTTGGATAATCGGTGTAGCTTTCTAGTATCATCTTTTTACCACCCTTAACACGCTTATCTTTTTTTATAATGGCTCGTATCTCGCTAAGTAAATATTCTGCTTCGTCTTGGTCTATTTCTTTTAATAGTTCATCACTACTAAAATCGTTTATAGTTTCTTTTGGGCGTTCCATTTTATCAGCAAAATAACCCTCAATACTAAAGCCTTTTACTTTACCTGTCTTTACAAACTCATTCCATATTTGGTCATTATTAACCTTAACACTTCCTACCCACGTGCCTAAAGGTAAGTCCATTCCGTACTTTACGCTTTTATCGTGCACCTTATCTTCTACTATCCAACTTTCAACTAAACTAAGTCCGTTTATTTCGTATTGGTGTTCTAAGGTCGAATTGTTTTGTTTGCCTTGCATCAGGTACATTTGCGATGCTTTTAATACAGTATCTTTAGAAAAATATATATAATACTCATCTTCGCCATTACGTCTATATATAGGCTTGTTAGGTATTAATAACGCACCCATTAAAATACGCTTCTCTTTGTCTACTTCAGCAAGTTTAAATTCTTGTGATTTTAAAGCTATAAAATCTTCTTCTATTGCAGGGTTTTCAACTACACTAATAGCTTCAATACCTATTTCTTGTTCTTCGTCTAAAATTAATTCTACTATACGCATATTATTATATAATGTTTTTTATTAATTTTTGTATTTATAGTGTTGCACCCTCTACAATGTTGTTTTCTAAACTTTGTGCAGTTGTAACATCATTAGCTACTACATACGCTTGTACAGGTTGTTGTGCTTGACCGCCTACCGCTTCAGCTAATTGACTTGTTTCTGTTGCACCTACTACATTAAAGCTAGGGGGTTGTGATGCTGCACCGCCTGTTGTTGTTGGTACACTTGCACTACCTTTACCACTACTATCTACACTTTTAATTGCAGCAATATTTTTAGCTGCTACTGCACCTGCTAAAGCAGCTTGTATAACAGGGTATGCAGGGAATAAGGTAGTAATTGGGCTTTCTTGAGCGGTTGTAAAGGCATTTTGTACACCTTTAACACCACTAATTGTAGCACTAGCAATAGCCATAGCTTTGCCTACTTTACTATCTTTACCTGCTAATTGTGCAACTTGGTTAAAGGTATTTTGTGCATCTCCTAATATTTGTTGCTTTCTAAGTTTTTCTAGTTCTGCTTTTTTATCGTTTTCTTTTTGTTCTACATCAGTTCTTAACCCTGCATAGTATTTAAGCACTTCTAGTTTTTGTTCTTCACTTGCATTTAGCTTATCTAGTTCTGCAAGTTTCTTTTCTTCTTCTAGTGCTATTTTTTCTAGTTCTTCGTCTGCTTCTCTTAGTTTTTCTTTATCTCTAAAATCGTTTCTTATTTTATCAATAGCATCTAGCCTAGCTTGCTCTTTTGTTGCTGCTTCTTCATTTCTTTTATTTTCTGCATTTATAATATCCTGTTGTGCCTTAGCTTCTTCACGTCTTGAAGTTAGTAACTCTGTACTTAATCTTTTTTGTAGGTTAAGTCTTTGTGTTTCTTTTTGTATTACCTCTGCCTCTAAGCGTGCCTGTTCGTCTAAATCTTCTTTTGTGCTTTTTGCTAAAGCGTTTTCAGCTTGTTTAGCTGCAAGTCTTATTTTAGCTACTTTTATTTCTTTAGCTGATAACTCATCACTTACCTTACCTGCTTCTTCTAAAAATTTAATACGTTCAGCAGCAGTAAACTTATCTTTATTAACTGCTTTTTCTCTTAACTCTGCTATTTTTCTTTCAGCTTCGGCACGTTCTACAATTAAGTTTCTAGCTATTTTATCTGCTGCTGCCCTTTGATTTGCTATTGCTGCTGCTGCTTTTGCATCAGCTATAACCTCGTTTGTAAACTCTTTTATTTTATTTTTAGCACTTTCATAAACCTCAACAACTGCCTTATTTGCTTCGGCTATTTGTTTTACACCCTCTACAACTTTTTCGTTTACTTCTTCTAACTCTGCTTTAAGTGTTTCAGCTTCTTCTGCATCGCCTGTAAATTCATTCCACGCAATACGCATTTTTAAAATACCACTTTGAACACGCCCACTTAAAACTGCCCAACCGCCTTGAAATCTGTTTATTATTTGATTTTTAATAAACTGCCAACCATTATTTAAACTTTCTGTAAAATTATCCCACGCTTGTTGTGGGTTTTCAAAAGCAGAAATAATACCCTCGCCTAAATTAGCAAACCCATCTAAAACATTATCTACAACACTACCTAAAATTCCTAAAACTTTAGATAGTTTATTTTGTCCCTCTTCACTTCTACTAAACGCTTGTGTTAAGGAAGTAACTGCAATTAATAGCGCACCAATTCCTGTTGCTATAACAGCACCCCTTAATGTTTTTAAACTCGCTATAACACCACCTAAACCGCCTTTTAATGCTTTGAATTTACTAACCGCACCGCCTGTTGCTTTGTCTACTGTATTACTCATTTGTTGAGTAGACTTGCTTGTTTCTTTAACCTCTTTGTTTGTTTCTTTTAGGCTTTTTGTTAGTTTGTCAATACCACCTGCAGCTTTGACTGCATCAACATCAATTACTATCTTTTTTTCTATTGCCATTTTATTTCTTGTTTAAGTGCTTTGTAACCCTCTTTTAATGTTGTAGGTAGTTTATGTTTACCCTTTGCTATACGTATATTTTCTGTTTCTCCGTTTGCGTATTTTAAGCTATCTAGTATTAATTTTATCATTAGTTAGTTTTTTCTGTTATACCTGTATCAAAAGAGAATACATCATTGCTATCTACATCATACTTTGCTCTTACTGTTATATTGTACCACGTATCACTTTCTAATAAATTTACTTTAATTCCTGTAATATAACTTGGCTCTGCACTAAATAAGCTACCATTTACATAAATATTATATCCTGTAACACCACTTACTGCGTCCCACGATATTGTTATACTAGAAGCATCTTTTGTAGTGCTTTGTAAATTAGCAACCCTACCTAACCACGCCACTTGGTCGTTTAATATTTGACTGTTATACTCTTCTTTATTAAATAGTTCTAAGTCTGTTTTGTTTGTTAGTAGATTTGTCTTTATGCTATTTATTCTATACGATTTGTTTGCTATTACAAACCTATCATTTAATCTATACCTTGTTATTATACTTAAAGGCAAATAAGCACTAACTTTTAGCATACGTGCCTGTCTATCAAAAACTGTTTCTACATAATCAAAGTAACCTGCACTAAATAAATTATCATATCCTGCAGGCACTTCCAACAAATACTCGTCCATTTCTAAACCGAAATTTAAAGCTAAACCATTGCCACTACCACCCCATAAATTTGATGTTAATTGTGTAGGACGCCAAAAAGTTTCTCTAGTACTTCCATCTATTGCCCAATCGCCATTGCCATCTGTATAGTCCATACAAAACAATAAAGGCTCTCCTATTGTAGCTTCAAACTTTTTATCTAGCATTGCACCCTGTCCTATATCGGACAAAGCACCCGTATCTTCATTGCTTAATCGTTCGTACATCATTTTTTCAAAAGGTACTTCTAATTTATATACACCGCCGTCCCATTCTTCACTACCATAATCTTCTTCTGCAAAAGGTACTCCGTTTATCTCATCAGCAAACTGTACTAAAAAGGACTTTTTACTTTTAAATTTAAAGTCCATTTCTTTATATTGAAATAACCTCTCTAGTGTAGAAGTTTCCATATCTACATATTTAGTAATATCATAAGCATTACCAATATTCATATACCAACTAGCTAAAGCGGTGTATATATCATTATCTTGTTTAAATACTACTAAATTAAACATCTTAAACAACCCTCCTAAAAAATCAATTACTTTCATTTCAGGCACTTGTTTAGCAGCATAAAAAGTGTTTTGTGTATCGGCATTTACTGCTGTATAGTTTGCAGTCCATAGAGTAGTACCTGCTTGCCAACTTACAGGTTTATATATTCTCTGTACTGATACATTTTGTGTCATTGAAATAGTATTCTCTGACTGCACTTCAACAATTATATCTATTTCTCCATAACCATAAGCACCAACACCAAAACGTTTTAATTCTGTTAATAGATTAACTTGGTCGCCTGTTAAACCTGAAAATTCTTGTAATACAGTTTCATTAGATGCTTTTAATACTCTTACTGTATAGCTTTCTGTTGGGTCTGTTGGGTATATACTTACAAAGAAATTATAATAATAAAAAATATTATCTGAAAAAACACCTCTTGCATCGCCAACACTTGATGGAGTAGATGAATTAAAAGTATAGTCATCTATTCCTGCCTTCCATCTATTTCGTACTATTTGAGTACCCCCACCCTCAACTGCATTTGTTATATAACCCTCGTTTCTATGTAACCATAAATAAACATCATAAATTTGTGTACTATCTAAAAACCCTGTTATATTAATTTGTGGATACGTTCTATTTATAGCTTGTATTATTGCTCTTACTCGTATTGCAGGTTTAACATCAACCCACTCTAAACTAGTTCCTGTTGCATTATCTTTATACCCACTATTACTAAACCTCATATTTTTACTATGGTGTATATTAGGCACTTTAATATCTGAGCTATTTAAAACACCACTAGCTTCTAGGTATGTATCATCTCTAGTAATCATATCTAGTATATTAGCTTGACTATATTCAAACTCTGATATATCGCCATAATCTAAACTAGACAGTTTACTATCTCCTAGTATTTCTTTTAAGTCTACTGTATCACTAAAAAATGTTACTTTATATGAATAGGCTTTATTGTTTTTAAGTTGTACACTATTAAATTGTATCTTGCCTTTTTTGTAATCAATTCCGTTTAGCTTTATAATTGCATCGTGCCTATATCTAGCATCAAAACTATCTACTATATCTGTATTCTCATAGTGTCTAAATAGCTTGTTATTTAGCTTAGATGCAGGTAGGTTAAATTGCTTAGAAAATGGTGTGAATACTTTTTTTACATCTCTTACATTTAGTAAACTATCAGTAATTACAACGCTTTCATCTTTGAACATATCTGCTCTAAAATAATCACTTGTAATTCTATATTGCACTAGTGAAGTTGTAAATATATCGTCTGATAGTGTTAATTGTGTATCACTATCAATAGCTGTTATACGTGCTGTTTCGTTTGTTTCTTGGTTTGTAGCATAGTCCCCTACTTCTACATATTCTGTAAATTCTGCAGTACCATCTATAAGTTTATTAGTAGTAATTGAATTAACAGCACCATTCAAACGCTTGTACCCTTTTATGTAAAGTTCTATTATCTGCATTAACGTATATTGTTTATAGTGTCAAAAGCAAAGTTTATTTCTATTGTGTAGTTTATTAGCTTGTCGTTTAAGTGTGTTTTGTAATTTAAACTAGAACTAGATACACTAATTGGAAGCGTTTTGTTTTCTATCTCTATCCAACAA